ACGATTCATAGGTTGCTACCGGTTCAGAAAGTCGAAGTGGTATGTGACTTAGATTTAAGCAAGCACAAGTCGTGCGATACATCGAGGGTTAGGAAATGATTCATTGGGTAGCAGTAGCAGCGTTAATTTTTGCTTTTAGTTACGAGAAGCCAGCAGAGGCAGCTCAATCAAGTGTTAGTGTTTTATATGGTGATGGGTATGTAGGAGCAGACTCAAGTAGACATACCGTTAGGTTGGATACTATGGCGGTGAAGGAATGGGGAATGGTTTATGGACGTGTTGACGTGTCTGATTTTGATGATGGGGATAGTAGTGTTTTCACTCGTGGGATCGCTCATTATGGTAGGGGCTTGCACCTTGCGGGACAGTTACAGAACCAACGAGGAATTAGTCAAAACTCCATCGGTATCGGATATAGTAGCTTCGGAAAAGAAGTTAGTTGGTTCGCAGACGTGTATAAAATGTCAAGCAATTATTACGGAGACAGTACTCACACCTTTATATACGGATCTAGAGACTATGCGGATTGGCAAGTTAGTGGATTCGTTGAGTACGTTGCACCGACAAAAGCAGGAGTAGCGGACGTTACTTTAGCTCAGGTTGGGTTATTGTATAAGGTAAGAGAGTTTAGAGTTGGGTTCGAGCAGCAAAGGTATGTTAATAAGTTTGGTGTTACAGGATTAGATGAAGTGGTTAATCAAGGAGTAGTTAAATGGAATTTTTAAGTAAGTTAGCTCCTTGGATTGGTGCTGCGGCAGGTGGTCCTCCAGCACTCATTGCAATGGCTGCTAAAGAGCTTTCAGGAGCTTTAGGTTATGATGTACCAGCAGATAAAGAAAGTATTAACCAAGCGGTTTCTAGTGCGTCTCAAGAGCAGTTGATTAGGATTAAGGAACTAGATTTAGAGTTTCAGGTTAAGATGCAAGAACTAGGGTTTAATACTTTAGATAGTTTGGTTAAAGCAGAAGCAGCAGATAAGGCTAGTGCTAGAGGGATGCAGGTAGAGGCGTTAAAGCAGGATGGTTGGTTAGCAAAGAATTTCGTTTATTTGTTAGCTAGTTTCTGGACAGTAGCTACTATTATTTATATTGGGTTTATTACTTTTGGTAGTATTCCAGAGGCGAATGTTAGGTTTGCAGATACTATTTTAGGGTTTTTATTAGGGACGGTAATTGCTACTATTATCAACTTTTTTATGGGAACTAGTTTCAGTAGTAGGATTAAAGATGAGTCTATTAATAGGTTGACTAGTAAATAGAACTAGTTGCTAGTAGGTTAGGTATTGGTTATAATAGGTATACACAAACAAAGGAACACTCACATGAAAATTAATGACAAGACTTTAGCTTTAGTTCAGAAGCAGATTATGAATGAAATGTTTAATGCTAATACTTATTTGCATATGGCGAATTGGTGTGGGTATAATGGTTATAAGGTTATGGAGAAGATGTTCCGTAAGCAGTATGAGGGTGAACTAGATCATAAGGATAGGTTCATTAGTTTATTGCTGGAGTCGGGTTATATGCCAGAGATTATGGCTATTGAGGCTCCGAAAGTTAGTATTGGGGTTTTAGAGGATTGCGTTAGAAATGCACTTAAGCTAGAGCAGAAAACTAGTATGGAGATTTGCGCTATTAGTGATGCTGCGGAAGAAGGTAAGAAAGATCATAACGTTTATCAAGCTATTCAGTGGTTTATTAATGAACAGAGAGAAGAAGAAGATATGTTTATTGATATGATGGATTTTTGTACTAATATTGGGTTATTGGATAAGAATACTCCAGAGTGGTTGAAAGGTAGCTTACGTAACGAGTTAGAGAAACGTACAGCAGAAAGTCTAGAGGATTAATAAGTAATGGCAATAGATAAAGCTAAACTACTTAAAAGTTTAAAAGCGGATTTAAAATCTAGTGAGCACTTCAAGAAGCAGTGGGATACTAGGATTATAGAATGGCGTAATGCTTACGAGGGTCGTCCTTACGGGAACGAGTCCGAAGGTAAATCTGCTATTGTATCTAAGGATATTAAGAAGCAGAGTGAATGGCAACATGCTAGTATTATAGATCCTTTTGTTAGTACTAGTAATATAGTTAAGGCTTTACCGATTACTGCGGAAGATGCAGAAGCTGCTAGACAGAATGAGCTATTGTTGAATACTCAGTTTTGTAGGAAGTTTGATAGATTTAATTTTATGAGTAAGGCTATTAAAGTGCTGGATAGGGAAGGTACTTTAGTAGTTCAGACTGGTTGGGATTATCAGGACGAGAAGGTTATAGTAGAGGCGGAGACCGTAGCAGTAGATGAGTATGGTAATGAGTATGTTACGGTACGAGAGGTAGAGCAGACAGTAGTTAAGAAGAATCAACCTACGGCTAGGGTTTGTAGGAATGAAGACATTTATATTGATCCTACTTGTGAGGATGATATGGACAAGTGTCAGTTCGTTATCTATAGGTACGAGACAGATATTAGTACGTTAAAGAAAGACGGTAGGTATAAGAATTTAGAGAAGGTAGCTCAGTCGTTAGGTGCTACTGCGTATGATTATGATTATAGGCCACAGGATCCAACTAGGTTTCAGTTCGGGGATGAGGCTAGGAAGAAGATTATTGTACATGAATATTGGGGCAATTTTGACGTTAATGATGATGGTATTGCAGAGCCGATAGTTTGTGCTTGGGTTAATGACGTTATTATTAGGTTACAGGATAATCCATATCCGGATGGTAAGCCTCCGTTTATTGTAGTACCGTTTAATGCGGTTCCATTTCAGATGCATGGTGAAGCTAATGCAGAGTTGATTGGTGATAACCAGAAAGTCAAGACAGCAGTTATTAGGGGTATTATTGATAATATGGCCCAGAGTAATAATGGTCAGATTGGTATTAGGAAGGGTGCTCTAGATCTAGTTAATAGAAAGAAATGGATGCAAGGTAAGAACTTCGAGTTTAATGGTACTAGGGATGATTTCTGGCAGGGTGGTTACAATCCGATTCCTAGTAGTGCTTTCGATATGATCGGGTTAATGAACAATGAGATTGAATCGTTGACTGGGGTTAAGAGTTTTAGTGGTGGTATTAATAGCGCTAGCCTTGGCGCCACTGCCACAGGAGCTAGAGGTGCTATGGATGCTACTTCAGTTAGACGGATGAACATAGTTAGGAATATTGCAGAGAATCTAGTTAAGCCGTTACTTAGGAAGTGGATGGCATATAATTCGGAGTTTCTAGAGGAAGAAGAAGTTATTAGGGTTACTAATAGTGAATTTGTTCCGGTTAGAAGGGATGATTTGAATGGTGCTATAGATATAGATCTTAGTATCGCTACAGCAGAAGATAATGCAGCGAAGAGTCAAGAGTTGAGTTTTTTACTGCAGACAATGGGTCAGAGTTTACCGTTCGATGTAACTAAGCATATTATGGCAGATATCATGGAATTGATGCGGATGCCGGATAAAGCGGAGAGATTACGTACGTTTGAACAGCCTCAGGATCCGATGGCAGAGAAAGCCAAAGAGCTAGAGTTGATGAGACTTCAGATGGAAATCGAGAAGATGAAAGCGGATATTGCAGATAAGTATGCAAGATCTAGAGAGAATGAAATTGATGCTAAATTGAAAGAGCAGAAAGTTCAAGTAGAAGCGAATAAGGCTAGGTTACTAGGTAGTCAAGCGGATAAACTAGATTTGGATTGGTTAGCTAAAGAGAGTGGTGCTGATCTAGATCGAGAGATGACGTTAGAAGAACTAAGAGCTCAAGCTAGGAAGGACGAGAAGTTATCGTTGGAAGAGTTACGTCATAGATCTAAGATGGATCAGAAGACGTTAGATATGATGAAAGCAGACAAAGATAGAGAATCAAAAATGAAGGTAGGAGTATAAGATGGAAGAACAAGGTTTAGCACAACAAGCAGCGGCTCAAGGTGCAGGTGGTATGGGTCAACAACCAGTTACAGTAGAAGAGTTAGTAGAATTACTACTTCAGGGGATTACTCCAGAAGAGCTAGTTAATGCAGGTGTACCACAACAGTTGGTAGAACAGGCAATGGCTATGGCACAGCAAATGGCAGCACAGCAAGGACCTACCCAAGCTCAGGCAGAAGGTTTAGCAGCTCAAGGGATGATGTAATAGATGGGAGGTTTAGCAGCTACTAGAGTTAATAGTGATACTACTATAGATTTATCTAAGTTTATAGAGAACTACGGAACTCTAGGAGCTATGTCTTCTACTAATAATGGATCTATGGGGTCAGAACAATTAGGTAATTTAGGTTCTTCAGCGATGGGGAATAAGCTACCTAGTAAGATTAAACCTAAAGCATACCAAGAAGGTAAATAGATGGAACAAGGGTTAGCTATGACTTACGTGCCTCAGAATAATACTACGAGTAGTTATTATGCTGGGACGGTAGATAAGCCGAAGAAGAAAGAAGTAAAGAAAAAGAAGAAAAGTAGTAAATAGGACTTGACATAGATACTAATAGTAGTATAATGCAGGTGTTACGTATATACGTAATTATTATTAACAATTTGATTAAGATAGATCAATAACGGAAAGGAACTCATAATGAGCTTGACGACTGATGCAGCGATGGAAGTAGAAATTCAATATATGGTAGAGTTAAATAATAGTTTGACTCGTTTAAAAGATAATCAGGATTTTAAAAGATTAATTCTAGAAGGTTATTTTAAAGATTTTGCAGTAAATCAGACTAGTATGTTAGCTACTGATTATGTGCGTAAGACTGGTACTAGACCAGAAGTAATGGAACGATTGGTTGCTATTAGTAATTTGCAAGATTGGTTTATTACTATTGAACAGTTAGGTACAATTCCTCAAGACGAAGATGAAGAATAAGAGGAGTTAGTATGAGTAACTATTCAGATGATGATTTATATAACATGTCGGATGAGCAGTTAGAAGCTGCTTTCCGGGATGCAAAAGCGAATTTTAGTGCTGGTGATGAGATCAGTACAGAAGAAGTGGGAGTAGATACTGAAGAAGTATCTACCGAAAGTTTTGATGATCCGGATAACCTGAACGACTCTTCAGAATCCGATCAGACTAGTGGAGAGACAGAGTTAGTTAGTACTGACGAAGTAGATTCAGAGACGGAAGCTAGTACTCCTGACGAGGAGGTAGTAGAAGAGGAAGAACAACCTACAGAAGAAATAAAGGCTGAGGAAGTTAAACCACAACCAGTACACTCGTACAAGGCCAATGGTGTCGAGTATAAGTTTACGCAAGAAGAGATTATGAATCAGTTTCCGAAGATCTTTGGTCAAGCCATGGATTATACGAAGAAGATGCAACAAATTAAGCCTTGGCGTAAAACTATTGATGCTATCGAGCAGGCACAGATTAGTCACGAAGACCTTAGCCTTGCGATTGATGTACTGAAGGGGGACAAAGATGCTATTGCGGCAGTACTAAAGAGAACAGGTGTAGACACCCTCGATTTAGATGTTGATGGTAGTAAGTATGTACCTAAAAGTTATGGTCGAGACGAAAGTACTTTGAATCTCAAAGACGTAGTTGATGAGATTAGCCAAGACCAAGAATATGCTACAACTAGTACTATTTTAAGTAAGCAGTGGGATGATGCTTCATGGAAAGAGATGAGCAGCAAACCAGACATGATTAAGGCTTTACATTTAGATGTTAAGAATGGAGTTTATAATAGTGTAGCTCCGATTGCAGCGAAGATGAAAGTTTTTGATGGTGGAAGAAAGTCAGACTTAGAGTATTATTTGGAAGCAGGAAAAGAGTACTATAGAGAGTTAGCTATGCAAGAAGCAACTGCTACTAGGTTACCAGCTCAGGAGAGTAAGGTAGTAGAGCAGAAGGCTCAGAAAGTTGCTCAAGTTAAACAGAGTGAAGAAAAACGCAAAGTGACAGAGCAAGCTTCGGCTAAGCGAAAAGCGGCAGCACCGACTAAACCTAGTTCGGGTAAGCCACAAGGTGTAACGGATTATCTAGATGATTCTGATGAAGCATTCGAAGAATGGTACAAGAAGCTTAATGATAATGCGTAATTTTAGAAGTAGTTATTAAGAGGAAATTAAAATATGACTATGCATGTATACGGTAATGGTACTACCACTGCGACTAGCGGTGCTAATACAGTTACTCATTTTTACGACCGTGCTGGTATTAAAGCAGCTAATGCGGTTAATATTTATCAACAATTGGCTTCTCGTAAAGATATGCCGAAGAACATGGGTAAGACTTTCAAGATCTCTAAGTTCTTGAAGATGTACGATCGTGAACAGTTCGATACTAACGGTGCTATTACTGCAGACTTCGCTAAGTATGGTTATTTGACTTCACGTAGCTTTGATGCTGTTAATAGTGCTTTGAATGATGCTGCTTTGGCAGAAGGTTCAGGTGCAGATAACCAACGTTTCTTGAAAAAGATTACTGTTGAGACTTCATTCGCTCGTTACGGTGAGATGATCGAATATACTGACGAAGTAGATTTGTTCTCAGAAGATATTATTCAGACTCGTTACCGCGAAGAGTTAGGTGATCTAGCTAACCAACGTTTCGAAGATTTGATTCAACGTGATATGTTAGCTACTGGTACAGTAATGTATTCAGGTGTTGCTACTTCTATGGCTACAGTAGGTGGTACTGCAGTTGCTGATGGTTCTACCGATGGTTTATCTACTATTAGTTATGATTTAATTCGTGCTGCTGGTCGTAAATTGGTACGTAACCGTGCTAAGAAAAACACTACTATGATCTCTGGTTCTACTAAGATCGAGACTACTCCAGTTGCTAAAGCATACTACGCTATTATCGGTGCAGATGTAAAAGCGGATTTGGAAATGTTGACTCGTGGTTCTAACTATGAGAAAGAGTTCGTGTTCGTTCCAGTTCACAAGTATGCCGATGCAGGTTCTATTGCAGAAGGCGAGATCGGTGCTATGCACGAGACTCGTTTCATTGAAGCGGAGTCAGCAGTAGTTTACCGTCAAGCAGGTGCAGATGTTCCAGCTGGTTACGTAGGTAATCTACAGTACACTGGTACTATCGGTTCAGGTGCTAAGTTTGACGTGTTCCCAATCCTTTTCCCGACTGAAGGTTCATTCGCTACTGTTGGTTTGAAAGGTGTTGGTAAGATTACGTTCAACTCTAAGGCTCCTTCAGATGTATCTATTGTTAACCCATACGGTACTAAAGGTTTCTTCTCGTATAACTTCCATTATGCGGGTTTGATTCTTGAAGAAGAAAAATTACTTAAAGTTTTAGTTGCTGCTGGCAAGTAATCTTTAGGTAGGTAAAAGATGTGGGGTCTCTATTGCAGAGGCCCTATATTTTATGTATAATGAACAAGTAATAAATTTTTTATAACTAAAGAACCGAAAAGGAATTAGTAAGATGGCAAAATCATTAGTAAGCTTAAAGAAAGAAGCTACAGAATTAGGTCTAACATTTGAAGATGATGTTAAGGCTGCAGAATTAGAAAAGCAGATTGATGCGTACTACGCAAGTCAGGAAACATCAGGTGCAGAATTAATGGAGACAGTTGCTAAAGTAGAAGCTACTAAGGCGGAAACTCCAGAAGTTAAGATGAAGGGTATTGGTGCTCTTGCTAAAAAAGCAGAAGAAGAAGCTCGCAAGACACGAATCGTTAAGGTGTTTGATAATGATAGTAGGGTTAATAATGTAACTACGGTTGCAGTAGCTAATTGTACTAATCAGTATTTTGATCTAGGTACTGTTTATATTCCTTTGAATGAAGCGGTAGAAGTAATGGTAGGTCATATTAATACGCTCAAGGAAGTGATGATTCCTCATCATTCTCAGGGTGCTGGTGGTATGACTAAGACTACAATGCGACATCGTTATACGATTTCTTATGAAGATGTTTAAGTAGTTATATAGAGTGCCTCGGAAGGGGTACTCGCTTATAACTATTAGAGGTACATATGGCAACAGATAAGTTCACAATTATTAAAGGTGTAGATAATGAGTACACTTTTACAGTAAAAGCTAATAATAGTTTATTACCTATGCCTATTGCTACAGGTACTAATACAGTAGTAGCTACTACTATTACAGAGTATCCAGCGGCAGATTACATTCCCCCAGTTACAGGTACAGATGCTCAGTTATGGAAAACTAGGGTCTATACAGATGTAACTAGTCTTTATAATAAACCTGCCTATTTTGGTGCTACAGTATTACCGTTAGATACGGAATATTCTTCAACTATTACTATTGATTTAAATTTAAATACCTATAGAGGAGTAGTTAGGAATGATACCGCAGGTGTCAATAGTTACGGGGTTAAGCTAGATGGTATCGTATACGACATTACAGCTACAACTACTACAGTTGCGCCTATTACTACTACGTATAGTTGGGGTGCTGCACGAACTTTACGAGTTACGGTGGATGGGGTTACTACTACAGGCGTTACTATAGATCTAGATAGTAGTGATGATGAATTATTAACAGCGGTTAAAAATCAGCTATCTTTAGGTAGTAACTACTTAGTTAATATTCACGATAGTAAAATTTACATTAGCAAAAAAACTAGTGCAGGTGGTGTATTAAGCGTTACAGGATCTAATGAGTTAGCTATTAGTAAAGCAGTATACCCAGGGGTACTAGGTATTCACTTTATTACAGCGAATCATTTATGGGTTAATGGTAGTGTTACAAGAGAATGGAACGGAACTAGTTGGGTAGTACCGGTAGTTAGTGTAGTGGTTAACGGTACTACTAGATCAGTTAATTTCGATTACACAGCTCATAGTAATAAGAATACGTTATTACAGGCTCTTAGAACACAGATAGCTACGGATATTAGTTTAGTACTAGTAGTAGAAGATGATTACATCGAGATTAGTAGAAGCTCAGACTTTACAGTAGTAGAAGGACAGTATACCAGATCTAGGGTTACTCAAGTAGGTATTGCAGCAGTTAGCGGTAATTCAGGTGGTTATAGGATTAGAAATAGTTCACTTACAATAGATCTTAGTGTATTAAATAGGATGACTATTCCAGTAAATACAGTTACGTTAACTAGTAGTGCAGGTACCGTGGTAGCTTCGGTTAGTAGAGTTAATGGAGTATTCCCAACAACTACTACGGTTACGGGATTAGATACAGGTAGTTATCATTCTTTACCGCCTCAAGTAGTTATTACGTGCAGTTATCAGTATAGTAGTACAGATACATTTACGTTTACGTTAAGAGCTTTGACGGATTTAAACACGGTAGTAGATTCATGGACGTTAGGTTCAGGAGTTAGCGTAGTAGATTCAGTTAACGGTAGGATCAAATTAGTTATTGCAGCAGCGGAGACTACTAGTTTAGTTTCGTTAAAGGGTGCTGCAGAACATGGTTATTATTTAAGGCCGGTATACGAGTTACGGTTAGAAGCAGATACTCAGTATAATGGTAATTTCGTAGCAGTAGTAGGGAAGGTTTATGTCCGTTAGTATTGACGAAAATAATGTAGTAGTTACGGTTTCTCAGGATATTAAAACCCAAAATTTAGACATTAATGGGTACCCGAATACGATTACGGTTAAGAGTAACGAGTATACAATAGTAGGGGATGGATTATTCGCTACTACGAAAGAAGAAGTACCAGAATGGATGCAGTCGTTAGTTAATGATCTAGCTAGGTCAGCTACTACTGGTGCGTATAATGCTATGGTAGGATTTAACTACAATTTATATAATGCGTTAACAGCTTTACAGGTAGCAGAGAATAAATATCAGCAGGCTATTAATACTAGGATTACAGATCAAGAAGCTTTCGTACAAGCGGTAGATACTTTAAATAGTACAGTACAGAACTCAGAATCAGAGATAGTTAATATTAAACAGACGTACGCTACAAAGGATTTTGCAGTAGCTACGGCAGCAGAGACGTTAGAAGCTAGTATCAATGGCGGAGCTATCAAATCTAGTTTGGGCTCTTTAGCTAGTTCAATGACGAATCAGTACGGGACTATGGCTCAGAGAATGGATGTACTAGAGAGTACATTCTCCCT